ACGACCCCCAACTACGTTCTGCACATCGACCGCATCGCTGCGATGTGCACCGAAGCGCATCGCGCAGATGCCGCGACGGGTGTCGTGGGTGACATCCCTACGGGTGACGCAGAGGACACCCCTACGGATGTCATTGGTGACACCCCTGCTGGGATAGGGACGGGTGTCGCAGATGACGCGGACGGGTGTCACCCACGACCGAGACGGGTGTCACCGATGACGCGGACGGGTGTCACCGATGACACCCAAACCAGGAAAGGAACCGGGAAAGGAACCTGGAAGGAACAGGGTAAGGCAACTCGTACGCCGTCCGACCCTTGCGAATTGCTGCCAGATGTTGATAAGCAACTCGTGCTTGACTGGATGGCAGTGCGCAAGGCCAAGCGTGCCGGCGCCTTGACTGTCACTGCGGTAGTTGGCTTGCGCCGGGAGGCGAAGAAGGCTGGCCTGTCGGTCGAAGAGGCGGTGCGCCTCTGCTGCGAAAAAGGGTGGCAGTCCTTGAACGCGGAGTGGGACGCAGTGAAGCGCGCCGCCGGTAGGCCTGCTGGTGTCGGCGGCCACGTCCAAGCGCAGCAGCGCGCTGATGTAGCGGCAGAAGGTGCTCGACTGCTGGGCTTCGCGGTGCCCAACACCGATTCGCAAGTCGTTGAAACAGTGGAGCGAGTGGCGTGATTCAGGACGACTATCCGAAATTCGCGGCGCTGGTGAACGACATGGCCGCGATGTACCCCAAGCAGGTCACCGCCTGAATGCCGTTCGCGCGGGCATGGACGCGCATCTCAACCACCCGACGGACTGCAAGTTCTTCCCGTTGCCAGGGCAAATCAAGGGCCACATCGATGCGATGGTCAGCGACGACGGCCGGCTGGGCGCCGAAGAGGCATGGGCGCTGGTCTTGGCGGCCCAGGACGAGCGCGACAGCGTTGTCTGGACGCCCGAGATCGCCGAAGCCTGGGGCGTGGCACGCCACGTCATGCCCGACGAGGTCGGTGCGCGCATGGCGTTCAAGGAGGCCTACACGCGCCTGCTGCGCCAGGTCCGCGCCGAGCGCCGGCCGTTGCAGTGGGTGCTGTCGGAAGGCGCCGACCGCGAGGGCCGCATCGCTGCACTGCGAGATGCCCATGCCAAGGACCGCGTGGTCGAGGGTGCCGAGCATCTGCTGGCGCTGGCGAACCCGAAGAGCGTGACCGCACTGCTGCAGGGCCCGGCTGATCGCGAGCATGGCGGACTTTCCGCCGCCGGCCTTGCCGCGATCCAGCGGATGCGTCGCAGCCTGGCTGTGCGCGGTCGCCCGCAGGATGGTGCTGGCATCGCCGACCGCCGTCGCACGGACGAGCTGCGCGCTGCCGCTGAAGATCGAGTTCAGGCCTACGTCGCTGAAGCCGCCCGCGACCCTATTGATCGAGCGTCTACATCAGGAAATTCGAAATGAAGAAGAACATCGCGCCCGTCGTGCACGCTGAGGAAGACGAAACCGCGCGCCTGCGCGTGCCGCCGCATTCGGTGGAAGCCGAACAAAGCGTGCTCGGCGGCCTGCTGCTGGACAACCTGGCGTGGGATCGCGCAGGCGACCTTCTCACCGACAGCGACTTCTACCGCTACGAGCACCGCCTGATCTACGCCGCCATCGGGGCACTCGTGGGCCAATGCAAGCCCGTCGACATAGTCACCGTGTTCCTGCACTTGCAGGGCATCGGCAAGGCGGCCGATTGCGGCGGCCTGGCCTACCTGAACGCACTGGCGCAGAGCGTGCCCAGCGCCGCCAACATGCGCCGCTACGCCGAGATCGTCCGCGAGCGCTCGATCCTGCGCAAGCTCATCGCAGCCAGCGACGACATCGCGACCAGTGCCTACGACCAGGCCGGCCGAAGCGTGACCGAGATGGTCGAAGAGGCCGGCGCCACGATGCTCTCCCTCGGCGACAACGGGGCGCGCCCGGGAAGCGGCCCCCAACGCATCGACACGTTGACGCTCGACATGCTCGACCGCGTGCAGGAGCTGCACGACAACGGCGCGCAGGAAGTCACCGGCGTCCGCACCGGCTTCTACGACCTCGACCGCATGACGGCCGGCCTGCAGAAGGGCGACCTCATCGTGCTCGCGGCACGGCCGTCGATGGGCAAGACCGCCTTCGCACTGAACATCGCCGAGCATGTGGCGGTGCAGGAAGGCCTGCCGGTGCTGGTGTTTTCCATGGAGATGTCGGCGCCGCAGGTGACCGTGCGCATTGCCAGCTCGGTGAGCCGAATCGACCAGCGCCGGATCAGCAGCGGCGGCCTTCATGACCAGGACTGGGGCCGCCTGGCAGATGCGGTCGAGCAGCTCGGTCAGGCCGACCTCTACGTCGAGGATGCGGCTGCATTGACTGCCGGCAGTCTCAGCGCACAGGCACGTCGAGTCGCAAGCCGGTTCGGCGGGAAGCTGGGCCTGATCGTCATCGACTACTTGCAACTAATGAGCGGTGGCGGTAATGGCAAAGAGAACCGCGCCACCGAACTGGGTGCGATCTCGCGCAGCCTGAAGGCGCTGGCGAAAGAGCTGCAATGCCCGGTGATCGCGTTGTCGCAACTGAACCGCAGCGTCGAGTCGCGCAACGAGAAGCGACCGATGATGAGCGACCTGCGTGAGTCGGGCGCCATCGAGCAGGACGCCGACATCATCATGTTCATCTACCGCGACGACTACTACAACAAGGAAAGCAAGGAGCCCGGCGTCGCGGAGATCATCGTCGCAAAGCAACGCAATGGGCCGGTGGGCGAAGTGAAGCTCACCTTCCTGAAGTCGCTGACGCGCTTCGAGAACATGGCTTCATAGGGCTGCATTCGGTAAGGCAAGGCCAGAGCACCGCAGAAGTGCCACACGATGCCCTTCTATGCCGCCCCTGAACGCCGCCATGAACTCCACCGTCAAGCACAGCGCCAGCGCCGAGAAGCGCGCTGGCGCTGGTCTGAAGCCCGTGCAGCCGGTTGAAGTCGCGACCGTGGCCGGTGCCTGGCTGACATGGCCGACGCTACAAAAGCTGAGCGGTTTGTCGGTAAGGACACTTCGCCGCCACATGGCCGAGGACCCGGCATTCCCGCCTCTCATCCGCATAGGCGGCGCTGCGCGCTTTCGTGCAGGCGATGTCGAGCGCTGGATGTCGTCACACATGCCGGCCGCGAAGTAGGCCGCCCCGATCTCGCCCCGCATTTCAAACCACACCACCAGCCACCAAGGAAGCCCATGAATCCCCCCAGCCCAATCTCCCAGTTCACCGAGTTGCTACAGCAGCTCGTGCCCGCGCCGATGACGCCCGAGACCGTCGCCAGGCACGTCGCAACCCGCAACCAGACATCGCTTGCGGCAGCTCAAGCAGCCGGCGCACTACGCCAGCTCTTCACGACGCTCGAAGCCAGTTCTCTGCAGCGCCTGACCGTGGCGCACGAGAACGGCGCCGCCGACCTTACCGATCTGGCAAGTGCCGCAATGCGGACAAAGGATGCCTTCGACGCAGAGCGCCGTGCAGCGAAGCAGGTCCTGGGCGCCGACGCGGCCAGCCGCGTGAAGTACGACGGCGTGGCGATGACTTTGCTGGGCCAAGCGATGGAGGGCGTGAAGGGCTCCAAGGCAGCCGCGCAGGCCGCGACCCTCAACGACAGCGAACTGCGCAAGAGCCTCTCTTCGGCTGGCCTGTCGGTTGCAGAGGTGGATCGAATTGTCCTCGCGCGCGCCGACGACCAGGACACGACGGCGCAACATCACCGTGATGCAGCCGAGACCGCGCTGGCGCGCGCAGATGCGTTGCAGCGGTATCTCGGCGACCCGTTGCGCGACCTCTCCAAGCTCGGTACCGACCTGGCCGCAGAGATCGTCGAGCGCACCGACCTTGCCGCGCGCCACCACGCCGCCCGTGCGACACCGCACTCGCAGACCGCATCCGAGGCAGCGACCGCTGCCGCCGGCTGAAAGGGACGCCATGAACATGACAAAAGACGCCGCCAGCGACTTCGGTATCGCGCTGCCCGCCGTGGTGACGGAGTACCTCCCTGCAGTTCTGCTGGGCCAGTTCGATGACGCAGAGGCCGCGTTCTTGGCCGGTGGCTGCAACGTCGAGCAGGCCACCGTGGCTGCCGCCGAGCTGTCGCGCCGCCTGGTGCTCTCTGAAGAAGGCAGCCATGCTGCCATGCTGCCCGATACGACCGGTCTCGCTCTCGGCCGGTTCTGCAGCGTATCGGTCCTGCCCAACAAGAAGTTCGGCGCCTTCCACGCCAGCGAGTCTTCCGCATTCGATGAACACCGCGCGTGCACGCATTTCGTCAACCTTGCTGCAGCCGTCACCGGATGTCCTTGGCGTGTGCTGACTCGCGACCGCGTTGTTGGGTTCGGGCCGGCGGGCTGGGAACGCTGATGGCCACCCGTCCGCCTACTGGCCGCGCACCCCAGGCCGCTGCGTTCGCCCCGAAGGGGAACGTAGAAGCGCCCAGCGTTTTGAGTTCTGACTGGACCGGGCTGTCGCCGAAGCTGCTGGCCTCGATCTATGCCGTTGACTTCACCGGCAAGTGGACTGGCGGTCCCACCGTCATGTCGCCACCGACCGACGGCAACATCGAGCTGACTGCAAATTGGCAATCGCCGTTTGAGCACATGGGCGTCGAAGCCAAGGCTCCCATCATCACAGCGATGCTGCAATCTGGAACGTTGCAGAGCTTCGCAGAAGGACTGTTCGGAAAAGCCAATCCAAACGACAAGAGCAGCATCGCTGGCATCGTCAAAACCGGGATCGTGAACTTCTCGAAAGATGGCCAGGGCCGCACCGGGATGACCAAGCTGAACAGCACGCAAATCTTCACCGGATCGGCCCCAATCAAGCTGCCGATGACGCTTCACTTCCGGGCCTTCAAGAATCCCGCGAAAGAAGTGCAGGAACCCCTCGATCAGCTCGCAAAGTGGGTGCTGGCGCAGGAACTCGCCCCTGACGGAAACATCGTCTCGGCGATCAACAAACTCAAATCCGGAAAAGGCATTCTCGCTGCGCTGCTTCCCAGCAGGGCGCCGCAGATGGTGGGCCTGACATATGGTGGATACACCTTGAGCCCGATGGTCATCGAGTCGATGAGCCACCCTATCACCGTGCCGCGCAGTTCCAAGGGCGAGATGTTGAGCGTGGCCGTGAACATCATGCTGGCGACGCTGACTTCGCTGGACGCCGGGGATTGGTCGAGGGCGCGCCATGGCCTGCCGACGATGCTCTTCAACAACACATAACATGCTGCTCAAATCGGACTCGCAGGGCTTTCTCATCGGCTATTCGCTGCAAGGCGACCGGGCCGAGCAACTCCTGTCGGCCCTCAAGGGCGACACCGGCAAGCTGCTGGCGCTGATGCGCAGGGCCGGCAACGCACCGTTGCTGCCTACGGTGTCTGCGCCCAGGGTCCGCAGCGGCAGTGGCACGCCACGCATGTTCGATGTAGGACCGTCCAGCCCGCGCGAGATGGCGTCTCCCATCGCGCGCGAAGCACGCATCGAGCGCATGGCGGCACAGACACAGGCGCTGGCTCGCGAGGCAGTCTCCGTGCGCCGCCGCGAGGTCATTCAAAGCAACAAGGATGCGGCGGCGCACCAGCTACGCGATGGACGCGGCAGGTTCACTGGTGGCGGCCACGATGGCGCGCCTGGCGCAGGCCAGGGCGCAGCGCCTGGTGCCGGTAACGGCAGCGGTGGCGAGCACCCCAAGAACCAACCCAGAGCGGGCAAAGGCAAAGGCGGCGCCAGCAGCAACATCGGGGACGGCCTTGGCAAGGCGCTCGACGCCACACAGCAGGTCGATCAGCTCCTGGGCGCGGCCAACGAGGCCCGCGGCCTGTACGGCAACCTGAAGAGCGCAGCGGTGCCCCTGGGGCGCGCCGGCTCTGCACTGCTGGGGTCCATCCGCAGGCCGCCAGCATCGAAGGAAGACAAGGAACAGACGGGCCTGCTGCGCAAGCTGCTCAAGCAAGGCGAGAAGAATGGCTCAAAGGTCGGCGAGGGCGGCGGACTGCTGGCGCTGCTGAATCTGATCCCGGGGCTTGGCGCAGTGGTGCAACAGGTCGGGCTCATCACTGGCTCTGTCGCAGTCGGCGGCGCGTTGCGGGCGCTGGCCGGCGCTGGCGTGCTGATGCTGGCCAGACGCTTGCCAGCGATCAACACGCTCCTGGCGTCGTGGGACGCATGGAACGAGATCGACGAAGACGACGCGAACGACAAGCTGACGGAAGATGAAAAGAGCAGGCGTCACGCAGTTTCGGTCGGTGGCGTTGCTGGAACGGCGCTGGGTTCTGTCGGCGGCGCTTTGGCGGGCGCAGCCTTGGGTTCAATTGTTCCAGTGATCGGCACTGCCGTCGGTGCCGCTGTCGGCGCCGCCGTCGGCGGCTACTTCGGGCACCGTGACGGTCGCGCGGCCGGCGGCACTGCATTTGACAACTACACAAGGGGCATGTTTGAGTCAGGCGGTGACCCCGGCGCAGTCTCCACCGGTGTCGGCGATGCCGGTGGCAAGAGCTACGGCACCCACCAACTGTCGTCCAGCACGGGCACCTTGCAAAAGTTCCTGTCAAGCTCTCCGTACGGAATGCAATTCGCTGGGCTGAAGGTCGGCAGCCCCGAGTTCGACGCCCAATGGAAGCGGCTCGCGGCCGGCGAGCCCGGCTTCGCCCGGTCGCAGGACGACTTCATCGACCAGACGCACTTCGCGCCACAGATGGCCAAGCTCAAGGCCGCGGGGCTGGACCTCTCAGGTCGCGGCGATGCAGTGACCGAAGCAGTGCGCAGCACCGCCACACAGTTCGGACCGAATTCGAGCGTCATCACCAGCGCGCTCGCCGGTAGCAACGTCGGCGCCATGTCGGATGCCGAGATCGTCAGCGCGATCCAAGACTTCAAAGCCGCGAACAACGCTTCACTGTTCAAGAGCAGCAGTCCGGCGGTGCAGGCCGGGACGCTGAATCGGGCCTTCGCCGAGAAGGCGGCGCTGCTGGCGCTCACCTCTTCGCCGAGCACCGCGTCGTCGGGAATCCCTGCGATGCCCAGACTGCCTGCGGTACCCATGATCTCCGCGCCTGGCGCAGCGCCGCAGATCGACCTCGGCAGCTTCGGGCGCGTCAACAGCCAACCCGCAATGCCTGCCGCACCTGCGCCATCGCCTGTGGCCGGGCAGGACGTGCGCGACCGCGCGATTGCGCACATCGTCACCGGCGGCATGGGCGAGGCGGCGCGCAGATGAAGATCAACATCGCCAGCGTCTTCGGCAAGCGCGGCTACGTGGCCTCAGCCACACGCCGCAACAACGCAGCCATCGCGCAGCAGATCCCCATAGGCGGCAACCGAATGGCCGAACCTAGGTACCGCCTCGTCGGCGACGGCAAGCTGGCGTTCGAGGGCGGCCACGATGCCGGCGCGCCGGAGGGAGAGGGCTTCGCTTTTGTTGCGCCCGACAGACCCGGCGCGTTTCGCGTGCGCGTCGGCGACCTGGTAACGGCCATGCCTGGCCTTGGCATCGTCCTGCCCTTCGAGGTTATCGCGGTGCAGGGCAACACGTCGCGCTGCACGCTCAAGCTCGGCGACAACGTTTCACGGGGAACAACATGATCGCAGCGCCGCTCAACATGGAAGTTAAGGAACCGGCCCCGAGCGCTTACGAGACCCCAACGGCGGAGAAGATCGCCATGGGCAAGCGCTTGCGCCAAGCACGCGAGATTGCAGGCCTCACACTGACCGAGGCGGCGGCCATGCTGGGGTACGCCCAGCCTGTCCAGTTGAGTTACATCGAGAACGGGCAGCGCCTGCCGCCGCTGCGCATCCTGATGGCCTGCGCAGAGCTTTTCGGCACCACGACCGATTTCCTCTGCGGCTTCGCCGCCGACGCCGACCGCGATCCCGCAGTCGCGGCGCAGAGCATGATTGCCGCCCGAGTCACCGCCGAAGTACGGACCTTGATCGAGCGTTCGACGAAGGCCGGCATCGACGTTGCCCGCGCGCTTCGTCCAGACGCTGGCCGCATCATGCGCATGGCGTGCTGCGTCATCGAGGCCACGGCGGCGCTGGAACTGTTGCGCAAGGCCTGCCCGGAGTTCGACACGCTTCACGCATCATCGAGGGTGCTCGCCAAGCTCGACACGGCGACCGACCTTGCCCGCGAGCATCTGCAGGCTGTGGAGCGCGCCCGTCGGGCCAGCGCTGCCGGCATGGCCGAGCTGGCGCTGGGCAGCGGTTCGGCCGACGACGACGGTGTTGTTCCCCTGGGCTACACGCTGCGCGCGTTGAAGGCCCTGGTGGACCCGGGCCCGCACCTGGAAGACGGGGAGGACGACGGTGCCTGATCCAACGACATCGAAGCGCCGCCTCACGCCAGAGGAATGGGCGAAGGTGAGGGCCCGGTGGGCTGGCGATGCACGGCCCGGGTTTGCATGGCTGTCGTCCGAGATCGCCGCCGCATGGGGCGTCCCATTGAGCAGACCGGCGCTTCACAAGGCCGCCGGCCTGCAGTGCTGGGCCAAGGGCGGCGACCCGAGTGAGCCGCTGCGAAGTGCGTTACTTCCTGAAAAGGTGACGCCGGAAGTGACTCAGAAAGTGACGCCGCGAACCGTCCCGAAAGTGACGCCCGCAGCGCGGAAAGTGACGCCCCGGACCCGGCCCGCGCCACCAGCGCCGGGCACCAGCGAGCCCGTCACCGACATCGACGCGGACGGCCGGCCCACGGGCCCACAGGCAGGGACCGAGCCAGCAGGCGCCGACCGACCTTGGATCGTCAAGCCGCAGCCGCTGGGCCGTCCCTCGAAGTACAGGCTGGAATACGCGGCCGAGCTGGTGCGCTACTTCACGCGCGAGCCCTTCGACAACATCGTCATCGACGCCGACACCGGCAAGACCGCACAGGTCCCGGGGAAGTTTCCGGTACTGCCAGAGTTCGCTGCCCGCATCGGCGTGAGCAGCCAGACCATCTACAACTGGGCGAAAGACATTGACAGCCAGGGGAACCGGGTCCACCCCGAGTTCTTTGACGCTCTCGCACGCGCGCGCGACCTGCAGTACGCGTTGCTGGTGCAAGGAGCCCTGGCCGGCGCCTATGACTCGCGCTTTGCCAGCCTGGCCGCGAAAAACCTCATCCAGTGGGCGGAAAAGGTCGAAATGCAGGTTGATTCCGCGATGCCCGACCGGGCCACACTCGAAGCGAACTACGTCACCCGGATGGCGGCGGCCTACGAGCGCCAGATGGCGGTTCTTCAGCGACGCGGCCTGCTGCCAGACGGCGCCAGTGGAGGCGCGCGCGACTGA